GTGCATTTGATGATAGCCATTAGCGGCAGTGCTCCAACATAGTAACGACCTGATCTAGCCGCTCCGCTTCGGCGCGCGCAACGCTCGCTGGATTGTTTGGATCGATGCGATCGGAGCCGGCTGGCCGCACCGCTTCACCGTTGAACATAATAATTTGCTCTTGCGCACCGAACTTGCCGCGATCAAGCGCGCGAATGTAAACGCCGTTCGCGCCGTCACGTTGCGCCTCTGCGACAAGTCGATTGAAGTCATCTTGCGTGCGAACGATATCGTCGCTCGCATCATAGATAGGGCCTCGCACCTCATAGGCTTCAATCTCCCCATAGAGCCCGGCGATCTTCGCGTGCGGCGTGGTGAACATCATCCCGGCCTGCGGTCGGCCGCTCTTGCCGTGGTACACGCGCAAGGGAAGCCAGCCGCTTTCCGCCTCTGTGACCGCTTCGGCAAGAATGCGCGGCTTATCGCGAAGCATGTCGCGCAAGCGAACCGGGATCGAACGAACGTCGATCGTGCGCGGTTCGGTGTTAGCCGCGTGACGTAGCGCCCCCATCGCGAGGAATTGCATATCCTCAAACGTCAGCGCGCGATCAAGGTTGCGCGTCCAAGGCAGAGTGCGCCACGCCCACGCGCGAACCGAATTGATCACGCGCATAACGAAGCCACGGAAGCCGTCGCTCATTTGGTCCGGATCGGCGTAGGTCAAGGCATACGCCACCGCCTCGCTCCACACTTGGCTTTCCGGAGTGCCGCGCTTCACTGCGATATTGTAGCCCGACACAATGTCCGCGTCGCCGGCTTCGTAAAGTTTACGCGCGTCCATCAAGAAGCGATCATAGCCTTCGGGGCCAAGCATCTCCGGCATACCAACGTGCTCGCCCACCTCGTGAAGCGTAATGCCGCGCACCAATTCAGGGGGGAGATTGTCGGCGACAAGCCACGATTGCCCGCCTTCGGAGTAACCAACCGTCCCGTTCGCTCGCGCGAATGCACCACGACGCGGCGGCGATTGCAGTTTGCTTTCGACGTTCTCGATTAGATCGAAGCGCGCATCATTCAGCGCGCGTTGCTTATCCGCGAGCGCCGCCGTGCGTGGCGTGCGTGTCTGCGGAGCCAACGCGTTAAGCTGTTGCTGATTGTAGCCGCCGCCGCTCTCGAAGCCGTTCTTCTCGGCAATGTCGCTACGGATAACGGCGATGCCGTCGCTCATACCTTTCTTGCTGACGACGCGAACTTTCACGTAGCCGGCTGGCGGATCGATTGCATCGAACATGCGTGAATACAGGGAGCGATGCTTCTCCGTCAGCCCAACGAAGCGATAGACCGGGCGCGAGAATTGCGCGGCGTCGCGGTCTATCGCGGCGGTTGCCATCGAGAGAGTTTCGATCGCACTTGACAGACCTTCGCCGACCTTCGCGTCGATGACTTGAACGCCGCCCGGTTTAAGGATGCCGAAGTTCACGACGGCCGACGCGCGCGGATCGATTGCCACGATCTCCGCTGCCATTGCGCGACCGGTGGACGAACGCCACGCATAGATATCAGTGAACCCGAGCCCTTCGCCTTCTGAAATGCGAATGCTTTCGAGCGCATCGGCCAAGGGCCTACGCTCTGCCGGCCCCTTCACCGCATCGAACAAGCGAGCATAGAAACCGCGACCGCTGTCCGGCAATTCGCTGACGGACTGCACAACGGTAAGACGCCCGCGCTCCAATAACTTCTTGCCGTAGCGCGGGAAGTCGCGCTGCAATTGGCGCATGACGTTTGCGACGCTGTTCTTCGGCGCGCGTGGCGCTGCATCGGCCGACGCAAAGCGCACGTTGCGCGGGCGTGAGTAGGCGCGAAGTCCCTCTTCGCCTTCGCCACCGTCGAACGCCGCCATAAGATCGGCAAGTGCGGCGTCAGCCGTCTTCAACGCTTCCTGATTAGACGCATCGACGTCAGCGCCTAGCTCGCTTTGCCACTCATCCCAAAGCTCATCCATGTTGCGGCGAAGCTTGGCGATAAGGGGAACGACCTCATCGACGACGCTGTAAGGGTCGCGGTATTTCGACCCCTCATCCGGAAGGTCACTCCAAAGCGCGCCGGCGCGGTCGCGTATTTCCTCCGAGACTTCGGGCCACTCTAGGCTTTCGTTGGGCGTGTCGCGTTCGCTGTCGATGTGGTTAAGAAGATCGTGAAAATCTTCGTACCACATCGACGCGTTTTCGCCGAGTTCATTGAGCGCTAGTGAGACGTCTTCTCCGACGAACATATCATCGAAGTTTGAGAGAATGGCGTCTAAGTCTTCATCCCAATTGTCTTTGAACCAATCGGGGTCAGAATTAATGATCTCTTCGAGTAGCGCGCGCCATTCGCCTTTCTTTGCAACAACGACGTCTGATAGTGTGGAGATGTTTTCAAGTTCTTCGCTGCGAATTTTGCGGATCGCTTCGATTGGTTCGGTAACACCAACCGGGAGGCTATTCGTCTCGCGCTGCAATTTTTCAATTGCCTCTTGGAACACACCCCAAGGCGCATCAAAGCTATCGAATGCATATCCAACACTTGACGGGTCGGCATCGGATATGCGCTTCGACGCACCGTCACCGATAGCAAACTGCCCGGAGCGCGCACGCTCAACCTCTCGAAGCACCTTCTTGCGCGAGCCGAACGGCGCGTCTTCAATCGCGCGCTCCAACCACTTCTTACCCTTGTCGCCCATGCGATCGATTGCATCGATCAGATCGGCGCGCGCGTCGGCGTAGCGCTGCACTGCATCTTCGCGATCAACGAAGCGAGCCGCGCGCTTGATGAACTCATTCACCTCTGACGTTGACGGAGCGGGGCGCTTCACCGGAACGACGGGCGGCGGCGGTTGAACGCCGTTCGTGTCGCGCCACTCTTGCGTGAACTGCGAAAGGAATTCGGCGCGCGTGCGGGCATTGCCGTCGCCCACCGGAAACATGCGCTGGATTTTATCAAGCTGCGGGATCGTCGCGCTTTCGATTGCGGCGATCAGCTTGGCTTCATCCTCGAAGTCGAGCGGGTTCCAAATCTCAATCTTGGCGTTCTGTTCAACCGCTTCGGCGTGCGTGGCCGGAGCGTCGCCCGTCGTGTCGCCGCGCAAACGTGCGCGCGCTTCCGTCTCCATATCCGGAGTAGGGCGCGCGTAAATTGCAAGTGCGACGTCCGGAACCGTAGGATCATCAATGCCAAGCGCGTCGAGCGCCGCTTCGATGCGGATCATGTCGGCTTCCGGAACGTGGCCGATCGCATCCGGCTCCGGCATGTCGGCCATATCGCCACGCATGGCGCGCTCAATGGCGATCTCTGCGAGCGCTTGGCGGAACGCTTCGCCGTCCGCGTCGTGCGCGTTAGCCAAGTCTGCGGCGCGCTCGTGCTCTTGCATACGCTGTTGCGGCGGATCATTGATCGGTCGCGGCGGGTTTACCTCTGGCGGGCGCTCTTGCATGAGACCGATCAAACCGCGCTCATTCAGCAAATCGACAAGCCCAGCGACAAAGCGATCGGACGCAATCTCCGGCTTAATCTTCTCGCGTGCCGCTGTGTCGGCGATCTCTCGAAGCAAGCGCGACACCGCACTAGGCCGCGTTGCGAGCATATCGAGATTGCGAAGCAGGGCTTCGGCTAGGTCGGCGCGGCGCGCACTCTCTTCCTTGCGAATGATATTGCCGGCGCTTTCGAGCACGTCAGCGTTGCGAGCCGCGACGTCAAACAAGCGCTTGTCGTTTCGCAGCGTGTTTCCGGCAATGCGCAGAATTTCGGCGCGCTCGCGCATTCCGGAAAGTTCCGGAGCGTCGCCGAACATGGACAATTGCGCCGCTTCCGAACGGAACACTTCGGCTTGCATCGCCTCATGCACGATAAACGAAGCCTCGCGCACAGAGCGCGGCGGCTGTTGCTGGAACATCGTGATCAGCGGTTCATGGATTTCAGGGCGTGATCCGGCGATCTCGCCAATTGCGGCCGCAAAGTTCGGATCAACAACGCCGGCGCGCACCGCTGCGAAGGCTGCATCGCTAAGCTTCGAGATGCCGGCGGCGACGCGGAAACCGCGACTGCGCTGCGGAACCGAACTATCGATTAGCTCCGGCGCTTCGCGGAGCAATTGCGCCGTGTCGATTGGATCGCCGGGCGTCTCGCGCAAGTTCTTCTGCGCTGCGAGATTGCGAACCTCGCGCGTCGTCCATCCGTCCGCTTCTCGATAAAGGTAGCCGTCGAGCCAAACGTTCGCTTGCCCGGCTTGCGCGGCCGATCGTGCGAGTGCGCGGCGCTGGTGTCCGTCCGCAATGACGCGGCGACCATCGGCGTACTCAAACACCTTGACCTTGCCGGCGCTTGCGGGATCGAACGTCTCAACGCCTTCAAGCACGCCGGTCAATCCGTCCGCGCCTTGTGATCGCTTGTATTGGAACGTTTCAGCGTCGGCTTCGATCTCACGCGGATCGAAGCGCATAAACGTTCGCTGGCGCTCTTGACCGTTGAAGCGGATTGTTTCGACCGTACCGGGATCGGGGGCGGGAGTGTCGTCCGCTGCGGCTCGCGCGGCCGAGACCTCACCCTCTTCGGCAACGCGAACCGGCCGCGCCTCAACCGGGAACTGATCGCTTTCGCCGTTGATGAAACGATCGGCCGCGTTGATGTAGTCGGCCAATGCGATCGGATCGGCGACGTCCGGATCGGGGAACGTGCGCGCCGTCGCCGCGTCTCGGCTATATGCAGAGACAACAAGGCTTTCCGCTTGGCCGGTAAGCGCGCGCTGAATGTCGCCGCCCGGCACATCATCAAGAGCTTTTGGAGTGAGAGGAAACACTTCTCTGGGGCGAAAGATAATAACATCCTCGCCCACGGAAAACCCATCGAAACCAGCGGCTCGCATCGCCTCTTGATTGTATCTGCCGTTTTTAAAGAATGGCCGCGCGTCCTCTCTATTAGCAATCCGCAAGTTAGCTGTTACTTCGCGAACGTAGTCGCTCCCGCCAGCCTCGGCGTACCTCTGAGACCTTTCACGATCGCGTGCAAAGAATGTCGGCACATTGTTGAATTCCCCAAACGGCCCACTACTTGACCCATGATAAAGCGTCATCGGCCGCGACGGCGGCAATTGCACGCCACCAGTATTGTCGGCATCGCGCGCTGAATTTCGCCCCTCTGTCACATCATTGGGGGTAACGTCAGGCAACGTCTCGCCTTGGCGAAGGCGAAAGATTTGGTCGGCTAGTCGGTCGATTTCCGCCTGATCAACAACCGTGAGCGTTTGGCCTTCGACCGTCACCGGGGCGCTGTCGCCTCCATCGTTAAGCCTGCGGATATTTTCTTGAAGCGACGCCACCCGCGCGCGGAGCGGCGGGGTATCCATTTCAATCGGCGGGGCATCGCCCGGCGCGTCGAGAACACCGCCAGCAACGTCGATCGCTGCGCCAAAGCCGGCGGCGATGATGAAGTCCAGCGCGATTTGTTCGCCAGAATATTCCTCGCCCATGCGTCGAGCGTCTTCGATCAAAACAGGTTCGATCACCGCTTGACCAACAATGTTCGACAAAGCGCCGGAGATAGCTCGCTCCGCCAGCGTCATGCCGCGCGCTGCGCCACCGGACGCAAGCTGTGCAATTTGCTCCGGCGATCCAGAAGACAAGCCGCCAACGATCATACCCGGAGCGCCGAGCACGCCGCGCACTAGCTGATTAACCGAGTTGTCGTCGCCAAGGTATCGGTGATAGTCGTCGGTGACGTCCCGGCGCAATTGAGCGGCTAACGCATCGACGCGCGCGCGGTCTCCGTAGCGCTCCTGAATTGCAGCAAGGCGCGGGTCGGATGCGGCGAGACGCGCAAGCTCCGCGTGCCACTGCATACGCGGATCGTTGACGGCCGACGCATATCGATCCGTTCCGGTGCCGCTCGTGTTGAGAATTTCTCGATTGAAGTAATCGCCGATGCCGTCAGCGACTAGCGGATTGCCGAGACGTTGCCCCGTAATCCGGAACACTTCGTCGTCAGCATCATCGTAAACGTCGCCAAGCGCAGTGATATTGCTGCGCGTGTTGTCGCGATATCGACCATAGCGAAAGTTCGTGACTTGATCGTAGGCAAGCTGCGGATTGCCCGCCACCATGAGCGCCGGGTTGCCGCTCGATCGAAGCAACGCGTCTGTGACGATTTGCCGGGGATTGACGGAAAGCGCCGCCTCTGGCGGGCTCCCTTGCTCTACGTCTTCGTCCTCGGTGCGGTCGGTGAATTGTAGCCCATTCATGGAACTACTGCATCACGTCTCCTCTCTGCTAGCGACGCACGCAAACGGTTGATGTTGAAAGCGTAGGGCTGACGATCAGCGCCGGTTCCAACCATATAGCGCGCGCCGTTCTCATCGATCAGGAAGTATTCGCCAAGCTCGCGCCCGGTCGGGACAAGACGCGCCTCGCGCCAATCGCTTACCGCGCCGCCCATTGGAATGCGGCCGTTTCCCGCCTCGCTGAAATCGCCAAGCGAAAGGCTGCGGTACACTTGGGAGAATTGATCGCGCCTGATCCAATTCGGGATCACGACCTCATTGTTCACCGTGACACCGCCGTAGCGCGTCCCTGCGTTCAAGCGGCGTCCGGTGTCCGCTACGCCGCCGAATGCGAATTCGCGGCCACCGATATTGCGGGAGACGCCACCAAGTACGGATTGAACCGCGCTGCGATATGCGTTCTCGTATCGCGACGAACTCTCGTAAATGGCGGGGTCTCCGATCGCGCGACCCTCATAATACAAATCCGCCGCGACCTGAATTTCATTCAATTCCTCGGGCGACATGCCGCGCATGTTTTGTTCGCCGAGAACTTCGGCGATTATCGTGTTCTCAACGCCGGCCGGTCGATTAGTGGGGAGGTAGGTCGATCGGTTGTAACCCTCTTGCTGCCGCGCCTGAATTGCGTTCGTCATTACGCGAGCCGTGCCGGACGATGCTTCGCCGCCGCGAAGGTAAACGTTCCCGATCGCCGCGTATTCAGGGCCGGCCGCGCCGGCGATCTCCGATAGAATGCGCTGCGCACGCAAGCGACCACCGCCCGGCTCTGACGCCGCTTCACTGACAATGCCGCGAATGATCGAAAGCGCGCCTTCACCGCCACGACTGACTTCGGCCGCAAGGGCTTCGCGTTCGCCGGGCGATAGGTACGTCAGATCATTGCGCCCAACGTCGCGCCCGAAGCTTTCGACTTGGCGAATGCGCGGACCAAGCCCCTCATAGAGCGGGGCCGGCGCTTGCCCTTGGTGCAATTGCATGCCCGTCACGGTGTCGGCGCGAAGGAGATTGTCGCGATAGCGTTGCGCCTCCAACAAGGCGACCGCCGCGTCGCCATCGCCTTGCTGCGCAAGCTCGCGGAATTGGCCGATGACGCCATCGATTTGCGGAAGCGTAGCGCCTTGGAGCCGGCCGCGAACGTTGTTCTCGATAACAAGCTCGTTGAATTCTCGCGCGCGCGCTGCACTGCCGCTCGCTTGCACAGCTTGGCTTAGTTCTGCGATCTCGTCGTCGGGGATGACGACGAATGATTGCGCCATCGCATTCGCGCCGGAGAGAAGGTCGCGCGCTTCGTTGTTCGCTTCGGAGCGCGCAAGGCGGATTTGCGTCGCAAGCTCACGCTCGGAGCGGCGACGTTCGACCTCCATTGCATTGATGCGCCGGCGCGCTTCATTGAACGACGCGTCGCGCTGCGCTTCCGTCAATACAAGCTCTGGATTGCGCATCTGTTCTTCGACAAAGGCAATCGCTCGCGCTGCGCTTTCAGCGTTGCCGCCTTCGTCCTGATACATCGTGATCGCTTGGTTCGCGACCTGATTGGCAGTCAGTCGAGAGAAGAAGTTTCCGCGCCGGAATTCCCATTCATCGCCCGTCACGCCGGACAATGGATTTTTCATAATCGCAAGGCCGGTTTGCTCGTATTCGGAAAACGCGGTTTGGAATTCCTCTGAATTGATATCCTCGTAGCCCGTCAGTCGCGCTTCCATTTGCGCGAGGCGCGCGGCTGCGTTCGACGCGTAAGCTTCGATTGCGCGATTGCGAAGCCGCTCCCCGATGCGGCGCGTCGCTTCCGTCTCGCGCTGTGTGAGAAGGGCGTCAAGGTGTGGTGCGAGATCGTCGGGCGCGTTCTCCATGAACCCGGCGCGAACGCCATCGAATGCAGAAGTGAACGCTTCCGGACTGTCTGCGTGCTCGCTTTCAATCTCGATCAGCCGTTGATCAATGTCGCGCTCCGTCGCGAGCAAATAGCTCTGCGTCATTGCGTTGTTGTAGATTTCCGCCTCATCGGATAGCGGCGCGCGCAAGCCATAGCGACCCTCGCTCGCGTCTTGTAGTGCCGCGTTTTGCGCCGCTTGATTTCGAAGCGGCTGCAATTTGTCCATGATGACGCCGGCGGTTTGGCTCAACGCTTGCCAAACGCCAGCCGTGTCGCCAACGGGGGAGTTAATCGTTTGAACCGACACGACGCTTGACGGCGCATCGAACATACCTGTGCGACGAACTGCCATGTTAACCGCCTGTTACTTTGGTTCCGGAACGTGTGGTCGGCTGGCGCTTCTTTAGAACGCCAGTGCGCGCCGTTGTTGGGCTCGTGCGCGTCGGCATTTGCCCGATAACGCCGCCGATGCCTTCGGCGAGCGCGCCGATTGCATTGATCGTGCCTTCGGTTTTTGCTGCCTTCGAACTCTGTTGCGCCGCCCACATCGCATTCTTTGCGCTAAGGCTTCGCAAGCGCGCGTCGAGAACTTCGTTCGCACGCGAGCCAAGACTTTCGCGCGTGAAGCTGCGAATAATCGCGTTTCCGGTCGGGCTATCGCCAAGCAAATTCTTGCCGGCGCGCATAGCCATGATTGCACCGAGGTTCGCGTTCAATTCGGACATGCGCTGCGCCGAGATTTGCTTCGCCTGCAAATCCGCTTGCTTGCTTTCAAGCTCGCGCATCCGGGCTTCGGCATTGAACTGCCCTTGCGCGGCGGCGCTCTGCGCCATTGCGCCATAGACTTGCGTACCGGTGCCGACGGCCGTCGCGGCTAGCATAGCCCAAGTAAGCGGTTCGGCCATTATCGCACCTCTAACGTCAGCACGCGCACGGTAAATGGCGCGGCTTCTACTTGTGTCAGCGCAAAATCCCAATCGCGCTTTCGGCCCATGTATTTCTTCTTGCGCCACCCGGTGCGCAATGGGGGCGGTTCGGAGATATCATCGGCGGCGCGGTACGGCGAAAGAACTTGCCCCATCGCGTAGAAGATGCCGCTATCTAGGATATCAATCGACGCACCGGCGACGCGTTGATATTCGCTAGGACCGAATTCCGGATCGATTGGGGGCCACGGCTGCACCGTGACGGGGAAGCGATCGCCAGCCTCATAATCACGCGGGCCGGTTGTCGGCGATCCAGTGATCACGCCGCCGGCAGTGCAGTCGTAAAGTGAGCCGAGATCGGCGCGGCGCGCTTCACCGTCAACCGTCTTGCGCCAAACGAGCGCAATATCTTGGCGGCTCGCGAGCGTGGCGCTTGTTGGCGTCGTCCCGCCCGCGTGCGAGATCAGGATCGAATTATCAAGCAGTCGATCGTTATCGAACCGTTCCAGCGTGTATGAGCCGGAGCGGTTGACGACGGCGTGAACGCTCCCTTGCCAATAGCATAGGTCAACAAACGAACCGTTGACCGTGCTCCAAAGCGACGCGCCGGCTAGCTCACTGTCTCGGCGATAGTGGACGACGCAAAGCGCGCCGTCGTTATTGACCGCAAAGATATAGCGCTCCGGCCCAAGGTCGGAGCCATCGACAAGCAACATACGCGAGGGTGAATTGAAGAGGGTACTCGATGCGCCAAGCAATTCAGTGCCGGACCACGCGCGGCGCAATTGCCCCGTCGCCGTCAAGAGCATAAGGCGATCGGCTTCGGCTTCGGCAAACACAACGCCTTCGGCCGTCTTGACGGTGTTGCAAGCCGTCGCCTTCTCGGGGCCGATTGGAAGGAATTCGACGTTGGCCGGCGTCAACGGAGAGCCGGGGCCTTCGCCGACGTAATAACACCCGTTGTCGGTCAGCGTGATTAGCTGTTCCATCGACACAAGTTGAATGACGCGCTTGCCCTTAGCATCGCCGGGGCCGTCGATGATCGCCTCATCATCTAGGCCGGAGCCAGTGTCAAAGTCTTCCGGTATGCCGATCAGCGACATTGCGTGAAGCTCTGGCGCTCCGGCGAAGTCGGCGAAAATCAAGCGATCCTTGTGCGACAACACCGCTGACGGATAGCCTCGATAGGCGGAAAGCAATTGCTCTTTCCATTGCACGGTGCCGCCGTTTGAACCCGCCGCGCCAACGGCCGTCAGCGGCGTTGCTCCGGCGGGGCCGAGTAGATTGTTCGAAGACGTGCTGGGGTCGGTGAACGTGTCCATAAGGATCACGTTCAGTTGCGTCGCAGAGACAATGCTTGCGACTTCCATTTCGATATCGCCAACACTGTCTTGCACGACTTGCCCGGCCGCGAACCCCTTCGTGCTCCCAACGGTCAAGAGCCGCGTCGGGTATAGCTCTTGAATGACCGTCGCCGTTACTGTGTCAGCGTCAGTGAACGCCGTTACCTCAACCTCCCGGTCAAGCAGGGTGAAGCGAACGCCAACGTGCGACGCGTTGAAAACCGCGCCACTCGCTTGCAGCGTAATGCTACCCGTCACGCCGCTTGGTGTGATCGTCTCGCCGCGCGTTTCGCGGAAGCGATAATAAGGCCAGCCGCGCGAGCTATCCGTTCGCGTCTCGAATGCGAACGCGGCGATTGAGAACGAAGAGCCGGCTTCGCTCCAAGTCAATTCGCGCGGGGCAAAACCACGGCTCGCGATGATTAGTCGATCGTCGTATTGCGTAATCTGCATTGTGTGCAGATACGCCGCCGCGATGCCGGAAGGGTTGATCGTTGAAAGGATCGTGCCGGCCGCGTTGATGACGTCGATTTGCCCGTCGCGGAACGCAAGTAATCGCTCCGTTCCAGCGCGCGAGAGAAACGGCACTACGCGGGAATTACCCGAAAGCGCCAGCACGCGCGCCAAGCCCGGCCGGCGCGCAAAGCCGCCGCCGTAGGTCAGGCGCACGTTGCGCATGCGCTTTGCGGTCAAGCCCCATAGGTCGGCGTCCGCGCGCCGCTCGAATTGCGGATCGGCTTCGCCGCCCTCGAAGCTATATTGGACAACGTTGCGAGGACGCCTCATGTGCGATCAACCGCTCGATTGCGCCACGCGCGAAGCATCGGGCTCCGGTTGTTCTTCTTCGGCGGCGACTGACGCTTGTCCCGGTTCATCGCTCGCGTCATCTTGCGCATAGCGATATCTTCGCGCTCCAAGGCGCGAATGCGTTCCTCGAATGCTTCGAGCACGCGAGCGACCATAAACTCTTGGACCGCGCCGGCGAAGTCAGGGGGCCAACGGGTCTCGCTCGGCCACCAATTGTAGATAAGCGTCAAGTCTTCGTCGGCCGCGTCTTCGCGGTACGTGTAGATTTTGTTCTCAACAATTTCGTAGGCGACCGCCTTGCCGTAGGTGTCGATCAAATCGCGGACATTGATGCACTCGGCCGGGATTGCGTACTGCGTTTTGTACGGGGCCGGTGGCGTATCGACCTCGCGCGTCACCGTCTCCCAACGCGTCGCGAAGCTCCAAGCGTGCGCGCATAGCGCTTCCGTCACGAGACTATCGTAGAGCGCGACCGCCGCGATCACGTCGTCGCTATCGTCGGTCAGGGATTGAGGAGGCTCCCCGCCCGCTCGAATAACTGCCGCTTTGATGATGCCAAGTTTGTCAGCCATGACGCATATAAAAAGAGCCGGTGCGCTGATTTCTCAACGCACCGGCCAAGTTGGTCCCAGGGAGGGTAGGGACTATTATTCCGCCGGCGGGGCCGGCTGTTCAGGGGCCGGAGCGGGAGCCGGGGCCGGAGCCGGTTGCGCAGCGAGCGAACCGAGAACGCCTTCGACTTCCGACACGCGCGAGGAGACAAGGGTCAAGCCCTGATCAAGCTCTGCCGCGTCAGCCTTAACCGCGTCAACGTCGGCCTTAGTCGCATACGCGCTAAGGTCGGGAGCCGACTTAGCTTCAACCGTCGCCACGCGAGCTTCAGCCGCCGCCAAGCGAACTGCGAAGTCGCGAACTTGGTCGATCAGCGCCGCAACGCTATCGGCCGTGGCGGGGTCGATCGTGCCGGCGATCGCCGACTTGATAGCTTGCGCCTTCTCCGCGCGCCGCGCCGCCGCCGTGGCGAAGGCCGCGTGCGCTTCATCGTTGAGCGGTTCCAGATTGTCGCCCGGCTCGCCCTCGAAGTTGATCGTAGTGCCGGCTGGAACCATCGTGTCGTTGATGAATGCCGGGCTTTTCGTTTTGTACTCAGCGGCCATTTTGCACCTGCCTGCTAGAAGAAAATCCAGATCGAAGGGCGGCGAGCCGAAGCCCGCCGCCGCCCGATTAGTAGTTCACATACCCACGCGGGAAGGCGAACTGACGGTCAATGTTCGGCGTCAGGAACGCGCGAACCTTACCGGCCGTCATCGGGCCGGTCGCAACCGTGAAGTTGAGACCCAAGTAGCGTTGCGTGATCTTTTCGATCGGCAAGCGCCCCTTGAAGATCGTGTAGCCGGCAACAAGCGTCGCCTTGCCAACCACGCTCGCCAACGTTTGCAGCGTGGCCGGAGACGAAAGCGACGCGTTGTCGTCGTCAACCAGATCGACCGTCAACGTTGCCGCGCCCGCCGCCGTGAACGCTTCGGTTGCCATGACGATCAGATAGAGATCGTCCAGCAAACCGAGATCGCGGTTGTTGGCTCCCAAATCAATCTTGTCCGTTGAGACGCGCGTCGCAGTGATTGCGTCATCCCAATCGAACCGGGCTTGTTTATCGATAATCATTCTCGCTGTCCTTCCTGTTTCAGCGTTGTCTAATCCCGGTTCAGGATTAGGAGATCGTGGCTTCCGAGTTCAGAATTGCATCGCAACGCTTCACTTGAATGCCGTCGAACATCATCACGCGCTTTCCGGCGACCGTCTCGAAGGTCAGATTGGTGCTGACGCGTTCAAGAATGCCAAGACGCAAGGCCGTGAAAATCGTCTTGTTGCAATAAAGCACTTGACGACCGCCGGCCGGAGTTTCGACGCGCTCGATCAATTGGATCAAGTACGTGATCAGCGCCTTTTGGTTGTTCACCGTACCGCGAACATCGCTCACGTCGATGTTGCAGATACGGCCGCACGAACGCCAATCGCGAAGCGTCAAGCCCAGCTTCCAAGAATACTTGGACATGAGCACGGTGAAGCGCGAGCCGTCGCTTTCTTGGCGAACTTGACGGCCCAGGTTTTCCGCCGAGAGGCCAGCCATCGTACCCTTCGGGTAGATGCCGTGCATCGTGGTCGGACCCCAGCCGCAAAGCCAGATCGACGTGTTATCCGAAGACGCACCGCCGGCGCTCACGACGTTCTCAGACGTGTTCACACCCGAAAGGGCGTTGAAGCGCGGCGCGAGACCGTGGAACTTTTCCGGCGCAGTGGTGACGTTGCCGTAAAAGAGCGTGGAAGCGGCTGCTTGCGACATGCCTTCGATGTGCGCGGCGTCTTCTTGCATACGCCACGTATCTTTGTCGTCGCCGGCGAGGTTGTATTCTTCCTCGTCCACTTCGCCGAAGTCTTCCAACAGGCCGACGCTATCGCGCACCGAAGCAACGGTGCCTTTGGTCGGTTGCACGCCTTGGTAAAGCGCGCGCCACGTCGGCGTCGGAAGGCCGGTGCGAATTTTCGACTTGTGGCCGGTGCCGTCGTTGCACGCGACCCACGGCATATCATCCAGAATTTCATTCTTCTGGTTGAGAATTTCGACAAGCATCTTGTCGGTGGCCGAAGAAGCCATATCGACAAGCGTCGCGTAAGAAGAACCCACTGTTGCCATTGTTAACTAGCTCCACCGCCCATGCCGCTGTAAAACACGCGGCCTTTGTTTGAACCCTCTTCGCCGCCACCGTTGAGGGGTGCGGGACGCGGGCCGCTCGCGTGTTTCGCGAGAGCTTCGATGATCTCCACCTGTTCGGCAGTGACCCATGTATTGCGGAAGCGTTCGGCTTTTTCCTTGCCGACGACGCTTTCGATGTAGGATTGAGCGCCAGCGATGCGCTCCATGTGCTTTTCGCCGAGCTTCTTTTCTTCGCCGACAATCGCCTCTTTGATCGCTTTCGCTTCGGTCAATTGGAAGCGCGCCATCGCCGTAATCAGCTTGGACGCTTGCGCTTTCGGAATGCCGACAAGTTCGGGCGCGAACGCTTGAACCATCGGGTCTTCTTGGTTGATCTCGAAAACGACGTCCTTCGCATCCGGATCAAGGTCGGCCGGAAGCGTCCAATCGATATCCTCGGGCTTGCCGATCAGAGACGTTTGGAATTCGGTTTGCTCTTTGATGCGCGGGATCAGCGCATCCATTTTGACGGAGCCGGCTTCGGTGTCCCAAAGGTCTTCCGGCAATTCATCAGGACGCGTCGCCTTTACGGGCGCGTTCTGATCGACAACCGGCGGGGTGTTGCCACCACCGCCGCCGTTGTCGTCACCGCCCGCGTTTTCGTCGCGGCGGATCAGTTGGTGTAGGCGATTGAACTTTCGCACTTGGTTCCTCGATCAGACTTGAAATCTGGTCAAGGAACCTCTTTCGAACCTCGTTTGCCCTCAACGCACTATCGCTAGCGTCTTCTGCTAGCGTCTTGCCGTAGCTCTGCGCGATCATCCAATCGAAGAAAATCGCCCAATCGCCGACGTCGGGGCGATCCTTTGAGAGCCGCGTAATAGCCGAACGAACGGAGCTAATGTCCGGTTCGACGTCGCCGCGAAGGCGGCGAAGGCGAGAGATCGGATCGCCGGCGATGCGCTTTAGTCTCTCGTGTCTCATTGTTGCGGGGCTTCCTGTTGCTGCATTTCTTGCGCTTGCTGCAACACCTGTTGAACTTGTTCCTCGGTGCGGACCACAACCAAATCGTCGCCGATCTCAGCCTTGATGTTTTCAATCGTGGCGCGGCCGTCGATCGCGATAACCGAAGTCTGTTGCAGCGCCGGGCTATTGGTTGACGCAAGCACGCGCTCTGCCTTCGCGACCTTCTCGAAGCTGCGAGCTTTCGCTTGCGGCGATTGCGGCCGCAATGTGATCGCCGTTGATCCGAGGGTAATCTTCGGAAAGATGCCGTGCTTGGTGCGCTGCCATTGGTGGCCGGCGACGATCGGGACGACCCATTCGCGCGTAATCTTGCCGCGCGGAATTTCCCAGCGCTGTGCGGCGCGGGCGCTTTCGTCGGCCCATTGCGTCGCTGACGGCGGGGTGTCGCCGCGTTGCTCCGGCTTATCCTGATAGAGCGCGTGCTTGATCATCATGCGCAAATCTTCGCGCGTGTAGAACGGCGCATTGAATTCGCCGTCGCCGCTAATCTTCTGCACCTCGAAGCCTTCGCCGAGTTGAAGCCAATCGCCGGCGCTAATTCCTTGTTCCAAGTTCGCGCCGCCGTCTGGATCGGAGTAGGCGTGCGCCGGATCAGCAACGTTGTGCATTTGCGCCAGCACGAGCGCGTTCAATTCGTTTAGGACGCGAGCCGGCGCGCACGGCCACCATCCGGGGCCGATGCCGTAAGCGGAATTTGTTTCAGTGCGCCAACGCGCGATGTAGATCGTTTCCGCGCCGTTTTCGTTGAAAAGCTTTTCATAGATAAGCTCGCCTTCGAGCATGACGACGCGTCGCCATTGCGTCATGCCCGGCTTATCCCAAACACGATGCACGCCATCGACAAGCGTAAACATCGCATCCGGCTTGGCGTCTTTCCAGCGCATGCGAAGATTGAGCGAGAGCGCATCTTCTTTGATGTACGGGCCGTAGTTGGCTTTGATTATACGCTTCTCAACCTTGCCCTCGGTGAAGCGACCATCCGGCGCGCGGTCGGGACCGATATCCAAAAGCAATTGCGCAGTCGGAAGTGGTTCGTAGCAGATCG